TAATAATAATCTAGAATGGATAAATGCTTTGCATGTCCTAATAATGCCGAATACATCCTACCTTGTTATCATAAGATATGCGGCATCTGTCTAAATGATATCATAACCGATGGTATATGTCTCTGTTATCCCACAGATGAATGTGATAAACAATGTCTCACTAAATTTAAACAAGATGATGTGATGTTAATATCAAATAATAATGATACTATATGTGTTGATGTATGTCAAGAACATAATGAACCATATACCAAAGTAGGTATATCCAATAACATATATTGTGATAAATGTGATATTTTCTATAATACCCCATCTATTATGACAATACTTGATTGGAAAAAACAAATACTAATAGAAATGGAAACTTATAAATTAAAATTAAATAATAAAATTAATGGATTAAAATGTATTATTGAGATGATTTTAGACTACAAAGAATTAAAATCAGTTAGCAAAACATTTGAAGATATTATCGATACTATTTTAATTGATATCAGCCATGTAGATAACTTTATCCAACTTGTAAATCATTTATCAATTTCGTCCATAATAAAAAGGAAAAATCATTTATTATATAATACTAATATTATTCCACAAGATATCGGAAATTGTATAGTAAATGATGGTAACAGAGCAATAATTGAATATGTAAGGAGGATTCTACGGAATGATGCAGATATTAACTCGTGTATTGGTATACTCCACACGGCATCTCTCAATAATCGATTGAGTATTGTTAAATGTCTTATAAAATATGGTATAGATGTTAATAATGATTCAGCAATTATATCAGCATCTTTTGAAGGCAATCTAGATGTTGTTGAATGTCTCATTAAGAATGGAGCCGATAGTGCTACGCCCAATCTTGGCGTTGCAGCCAATATTCAGAACAAGTATGAAGCACTTCGGGAAGCATCTCGTAATGGTAATTTAAATGTTGTTAAACTTCTAGTAAAGAATGGCGCTATGAATGATGAAGCACTTCATTGTGCGTCTCGTAATGGTCACTCAGATATTGTTAATTACTTAACTAACTATAAATAAAAATTGAATGTTTATTAATTATAATAATAAAATTATAATTAGTATGGTAAAACTTAATGTTATACCAATATCATTAGATGAATGGAATTTTATAACACATATTTTGAATGATTATCCAAAAATGAGGAAACATGCAATGGCAGTTAAATTAGAGAATGATACTACTATCTATTTCACTCCAACAACCCAACAATTTGAATTAATAAAGGAATATAGAGCAATCGATAGATATCATCTATATGATTTCATATGACCATCCGCTTATTACTCTAAATCTTGCAGGGATTGTATTATAATCATAAAATGCTATATTCCTACTTATTAAATAAGATAATAAACTTTCACTAATGTTCCTAATAGATACATTATTGAAGTTAATATAATCTACATATATATTAAACCCGCCCCATGCATCATATTGCATATCAACCAAAAAATTATCATTATCAAACGATGCATATCCTACTCTATACTGTGAATTATTATTTAATAAAAAATTATCAAGATAAGGAGTATCTACTTGCAGCTTATATAACGTAATATTATTAACAGTATAATCTACACTAATTATAGAATTTTCATAAGTATTATTAAAATTAAACGATCTACCTTCAAACGAGAACGTTCCACTCCCAATCATATACTGTTTATCTCCAGTTTTAATTACAACAGAACCTTCACTAAATATTGTAAGAGTTCTCTCGGGAATATTCAATACACGCCATCCAGTCTCTATACGCTCCGCTTGTCTTCCATACGAATCCACAGTTATATTTAACGCTGAACTACTATTACCAATAGTAACAAATCCTAACGCATCATTACTTACATTATCAATCATAGCATTGACTGTATATCCCACCGGAGGATCCCACATAGGTGTAGATGCAGCTTCAACAACAACTGTTAAATCTATATAATAATCATTACTACTTGTATTATAAACAAACTCTTGACTATCAGCTGCTTTATATATAAATCGATTAGTAGTCGTTGTCGTCATGATAATGTATTTTTATATACAGGGATTGTAATATCTGTAGAAGTTTCTTCTCTTATTTTTACAGGATTTTTACTATAAGAAGGAGATGCTATAACTTTCGTTGTACCTGCTATATATATCTTTTTATTCTTGAATACAAATTTAACAGATTCCCTAACATCTGTCGTTCCTCTCAATATATTATCATTATCAACATATAAATATGTAGGAATAAGTTGAAGTGTAGGTTGATTACACGCATACCCATAATCAAATCCTACCGAATTAGGAAACATCTTATAATTTTTAAAATTTACATTACCGGTTTCAATATCTGACGATTCCCAATAAAATACAGAACCATCGTAATGTATCGAATAACTCAATAAATAAGGATCATACGTAGAAAAATAAACAATATTATAAGTCGATGAAGTTGGAGGAACATTCAAACAAAATGAATCAGTATAATACGTCTCACACGTCTGTCTATAATATGGAGGATTAGGATTAACTGTATAAAATATAGGCGTATTCTCTTCCAATACAATATTTATAAACGTTTTATAAAATTGACCTAAATTAATAGTTTGAGAATACTTATCCAAATATACATCATTAGGACCATAGAAATATATCTGAGCACCATTCAAATTACACAATGATGATATTTCATCTACACAAAAATCATAATTACTACTTTTATTCGCAATCGATACCTGCCTCACCGATCGCGGAGGATCGAATAACATTTGATAAGATGGATTAGTTTGAACATTTGTCGATGAATATGTATTATTTTTCAATACTCCATTAACTGCAACATATGCACTATATAGTGTGGATGTTTGACTTAATATAGCTTCATTAGCTATATTTTTATCATCTGTATCAATCACCCAAATTTGCCCAATTTGCAACTGTTTATCAACACCTTCTAATATTATCCTAATTCGTTCAATTTGAACCATCCTTTTTATAAAAAAATTGAATATTTATTTATTAATTAAATTAATTAATTAATATTTATACCGACTTTATTGGGGTCTTGATACCAGAATGCCCAAATGTTTTGCATGCTCTAATGATGCAGAATATATTCTGCCTTGCTATCATAAAATATGTAATATATGCTTGAATGATATAGTAGATGATGGAATATGTCTTTGTTATCCTAATGATGATTGTGATAAACAGTGTCTCACATCATTCACTAAAGAGGATGTGCTACCATTAGTAGCTCCTGATGATAATAATACACTGCATATTGAAAAATGTAGTAAACATAATAAAGAATATACATATGTATGTGAATGTGGTATTATGCATTGTAATAAATGTAGACCATGTCATAAATTATATACTATTAAAAAATGGAAAAAACATACATTATCACAAATGGAAAATATTAGATCTGAATTAAACAATAAAATTATTGGATTAAATTGTATTATCGAGATGATCACAACTTATAATAATAATAATAATGATAAATTATCTATTATCAAACAAATCGAAGATATTATTGATACATATTTAGTCGATGTTAGCCATATTAACAATTTTATCTCTGTTATACATGATGATCAAATTTATCATAATGCAAAAAGAAAAAAACAACTACTGGATAATATTGTACTCATTCAAGACTTTAATATTATAAAGTCCTTGAATACCGATCGTAAAATTATTGATTTTATAGATCGTATAATGGTATATGAAACAAAAAATAATATTGCGAATTACACACTTTGCTTTGCATCTCGCTATGGTTATTTAGCCGTTGTGAAATATCTCGTTAAATCTGTGGCAAATATTCATTATAATAATAATCAAGCACTTTGTTTGGCATCTGAATATGGACAATCAGATATTGTTGAATGTCTTATATCACATGGGGCAAATGTTCATGATAACGTGGACCAACCGCTTCGTATAGCATCTAAAAATGGACATTTACGCATTGTAGAATGTCTTATTAAATGTGGAGCTAATATTCATGTATATAATGATATAGCGTTGAGAGATGCATCAAGTAATAACCATTTAGCTGTTGTTGAATGTCTTATAAAACATGGAGCTGATATTAATACGATCAATACTCAAGCACTTAGAAATGCATCTTACAATGGCGATTTAGCTATTGTTGAATGTCTTATAAAACATGGAGCTGATATTCATGCTGATAACGATTCATCCCTTGAATGGGCATGTAGAAAGGGAAATCTATCTATTATAAAATGTCTCATTAACAATTCGTCAACTATTAACGATAATGCAATTACATGGGCATCTGCGCATCCAAATATTGTTCATATATTGAGAAATCATTCGGTTGGTAAAGTTATTTGATTATAATTGAATATTTATTTATTTATTTAGTTGTTATTTATAATATATAATAATGAATGAACCAGACACACGTCAAAGAGTTACACAAATACTTATAAATTCATTCTTTAGTTCAGGAAACAGAACAAATAATAATGTAATTGTACAAGAACTAGTCAATGCAAATCCACATTTTACAGAATCCGATATTGAAATAATTAATATGATTGCGAATACAGTAATTCCAAATAGTGTACTAATCCCTAATGGAAATAAAAAATCTTAATAATACAATAACTGAATTTTTAATTAAATAATATTAACTAATTAATATTATTAACGCTACAATGGATACAACAGATATAATGAACGTTTTTATTAACTATGTCAATAAAGAAGAACACTTAATTAAAGCATCTAAAGAAGGTCGTAAAGATATTGTAGAATTCCTCATTAATATTGGAGCCGTTAGGGCTACGCCATAACTTGGCGTTGCAGCCGATATTCATTTCAAGAATGATGACGCACTTAAATGGGCATCTCACTATGGTCATTTAGATGTTGTTGAATGTCTTATCAATAATGGAACCAATGTGAATTCTGCTGATGATTATGCACTTCGAATTGCATCTCTCAATGGACATTTAGATGTTGTTAAATGTCTTATATCGCACGGGTCCAATATTCATACGAATAATGATGAAGCGCTTAGATGGGCATCTAAAAATGGCCATTTAGCTGTTGTTGAATATTTTATTATGAATGGAGCTGATATTCATGCCGCTGATGATTATGCACTTGTAGAAGCATCCGAAAATGGTCATACAGCTATTGTCAAATATTTAGAAGATTATATTGAAAATAAAAAGAAACGATCGAAAGAGATTGAAGAACTTCAAGCGATGCTTCTTGTTGTTCAAACTAAGCTAAATGAATTAATTCAACAATAATTGAATTTTTAATTAAATAATATTAACATATTAATATTATTAACCCACTACAATGGATACAACTCCAGATATCATAAACGTCATTTTGAGCAATATCAATAAAGATGAATTGTTAATTAAACTATCAAAGGAAGATAACTTAGCTGTTGTAGAATTCCTAATATCACATGGAGCAGATGTTCATGCCGATAATGACATAGCACTCTGTAATGCAGCCATAAATGGTAATTTAAGTGTTGTCGAATATCTTATTACGAATGGAGCCGATATTCATGCACAAAATTACCAAGCATTCCGCTGGGCATCTATGAATGGTCATTTAGCAGTTGTTGAATTACTAATTAATCATGGTGCCGATATTCACTCTATAAATGATGCGGCAATTCAATGGACATGCCTTAATGGGCATTTAGCAGTTGTTGAATTACTAATTAAGCATGGTGCCAATATTCATACTAATAACGAAAGACCTCTTGAAAATGCAAAATCAAATGGTCATACAGCTATTGTCAAATATTTAGAAGATTATATTGAAAATAAAAAGAAACGATCGAAAGAAATCGAAGAACTTCAAGCGATGCTTCTTGTTGTTCAAACTAAGCTAAATGAATTAACTCAACAATAATTGAATTTTTAATTAAATAATATTAACATATTAATATTATTAACCAACCACAATGGATACAACAAATATCATAAAAGTTATTTTGGACAATGTTGATAAGGAGGAACTCTTCTTTAAAATGTCTAAGAAAGGAAATAAAGATGTTGTTGAATTCCTAATATCACATGGAGCCAATATTCATTCTCACGATGATATGGTATTTCGCTTGGCAGTTAGTTATGGTCATCTAGAAGTTGTTGAATTACTAATTAAGAATGGAGCAAATATTCATTCTTACGATGATCAAGCACTTCGCGGTGCATCTCGTGATGGCCATTTAGATATTGTTGAATTATTAATTAAGCATGGTGCACATATTAATACCTATAACGATTCTGCATTATTTTCTGCAGCTATGAACGGTCATTTAACTATTGTTGAATTACTAATTAAACATGGAGCAAATATCCATACTAGTAAGGATTTAGCACTTCGTATTGCATCTGAGAATGGTCATTTAACAGTTGTTGAATTACTAATTAAACATGGAGCCGATATTCACGCCAGTAATGATGACGCACTTGTAACTGCAAAGAAAAATGGACATACTCATGTTGTCAGATATTTAGAAGATTATATTGAAAATAAAAAGAAACAATCGAAAGAAATTGAAGAACTTCAAGCGATGCTTCTCGTTGTTCAAAATAAGCTTAATGAATTAATGAAAGAAGATACCACTCCAGTGCTTACACAAGAAGCCACTCCAGTGCTTACACAAGAAGTCACTCCAGTGCTTACACAAGAAGTCACTCCAGTGCTTACACAAGAAGCCACTCCAGTGCTTACACAAGATACCACACCAATTATTGAAGCCACTCCAGTGCTTACACAAGAAGCTCTAAATTCATTCATGAATTCTGGAAATAGGGTGAATACTAATTCAAACATTCCAGATACTAATAATGATGAAGAAATTCCTGATCTTATATCTTCCAATGATGAAGATGATTATGAAATTCCTGATCTTATCGACGATAATTTCGAATTTGTAGATATTGAAACAGAATAAAAAATCTTAATATAAATAAATAAAACTATTATTTATTTAATTCATTTATTGTAATATTAACCTATTACTAAAGACGACCACGGCCGGATATGATATTTTATTCAACCCCAAAAAATAATTATAAAAATCATAATTTTGGGGTGTACCATTTCCGTACTGTACATAGGTATTAAAGCACAAATTTTTAAGAGTTAAACTCACATTATCCCAATAAAATTTGGTTATATCATAATTAGGAGCAGTTAATGACGCTACTAATAATGTATTTCGAGTTGGAGTCTTACTATTCGGGAACACATACAATATATCACCCGTATCATTATTAACAATTCTCAAATTATTCTCATTATCAATAAACATATTCGACGATTCGTTAATATCTAACGTATTATGTAATACAAATTCATATTTATTCTCATTTTCTGAAGATACAGAAGGTAATAATTTAATATAATTATCAACAATAGGAAAACTAATAGGATTTGATGAATTACATTCAAATACTTCTTTTTGTAGGATATTCGGTTGATACATAAACACATTCAAATAAGATATATCATTACTTGCTATATCTGTATTACTACATGTATATACTGGTGGAGGAGGAGCTTCAGATACAGTAGCATAGAATGTAACAGGGATATTCTCTGAATTACTATTATTAACCCAGAAACTATATACATTTTCATCACCTACAGGAAATGCTCTCGACGAAAATACAGTATCTATACTATCAATAATCATTTCATTATTTAACGAAAATACAATACTCGATGAAGTTGATGAGGGATACAATAATTGTCCATAAATTCCATTTGTATCTAATCCTATTTTATTATCATTATAATATAAGTAAGTTCCATCCCAATAGAATTTGTTAGATATAAATGTAGGTAATACAACATCATAAAATAAATAATAATTATCAGGTTCATCCAATGAACTTGTTGCAAATACAGTATAATAATTATCACCTACTTTTGCATACATAGTAAATAGTTGATTAAGTGGAACAGATTGATACTCTTCAGGTGGAGGTTGTGGTTCAATCAATGGGAATGATACAACATAATTAAATTGTTTATTATTTATAACCATACTTTCTTTATCTTCCAATACAGATGATGAAGTACCTAAATAAAACCGGAATTCCTCACTAGATGTAGCAGATGAATAAAACATAGTTATCCCTTGAGTTTCATTAGTAATATTAGCATATGCATCTTGTAATGTTGAATAATAATTACTTTGTAAATTTGTATAAGCACTTTTAACTAAGAAAGACGACAATTCACCGAACTGTTTAAATACAAAATAAACTGTATAAATTTCATTAGGATACCTTACTGTAAGAGAATTATCTGATGATAACAATACATCATTAATAGTCAAATTACGTATATCTAATTCAATACCTTGAGGACTATTATACGAATCAATAACGAAACATGCCATTGTTATAGGTACATTAAACTCTATTAGTTTATCAACTCCTGATCCTTCATTAGTTATCAATCGTTCAATAGTTCCATCACTATGTTGATAATAATAATATGTAGTGAATATACCAACATTCTGAGTCCATGAAATACTTGTAGTATCTACAAAATAATCATAGTCAGTTACAACTATCTGTTTTACACCAAAATACGCATCTTGATCACCATTAATAGTAGTGAAACATCTCGTTATACCACTCAAATACCTACTTTTTACAATAATATCCCCTATTATCATTTGACCTTCACTATTAAATATAATATTTTGTGGAGTACCATCTTGAATACACACTATATTCGTACCTCCTTGAATTCCTATTTTTTTTCCATCATACGTAAGAATATTAGAATCATCATAATAAAATTTATTATTATCATAATACGGTGTATTTACATCATACTGTAAATAATAATTATTCAAATTAGATGTACAATACACAGTACTATATAAATCACTATCCGTCGCTTTTATCGCCAACGTAAATAATGTATTTCTCGGAAATATCGGTAGAAATGAAATAGCTCTCGTTGTGTTCTTGATATTATTGGTCTTTTTGGTGATACTCTTTGTGTTAATGTTATTATCATTATTATCAGGATTATCACTATATACACTTATAATAACAATAACAACAATAATAATTAACACTAAGAGTATTACGCTTATTCCAATAACCCATCCGTTATTCATTTTATTTGAGAATTATTAATTATTTTTAATTAATAATTAAAAATGGAGGATGTATACACAGTATCTTATAAGAATATTCCGTCGATTTATGGATATACAACATGTCCAGAATTTAGCTCGGGAGAATCTTTAGCTATCAATCAAAAAGGAATTCTCAGGAATTCTTTTAGCGTCATTGATTACGATTACTATGAATGTTCATATACTAAAGAAACACTCCAAAACATGTCAGCGGATGATATAGTTAATTATAAAAATACTTTTTTATTTAATAGGAGTAACAATTACGAACAAGCACTCAATATATTGAACACTGTTGTATACCCAACATACTGCTTACAATCCTTAAGCAGTTCAGAATGTCCGCCTAATCCAAACGAGTATATAAAAGGCAACACAGGCCCTATGAACTCGTGCTCATCATTCCTAAATACTATAAATCCAGAATGCCAAGTATGGTCTGCAGAAAACCCATCGGAGTCGTATGAAGTAAAAAAAAAATACTGTGATATTAATAAATATATCGATCCAATCACAAATGTATACACTGGACCACAAGAGTGCGACTGTATCAATAAGAGCTACATCCCATTGTATAAAGCCGTAAAATGTCCTGTTGGTGGAGACTGCCAAACTTCATTGGATGGCAATATAACATGCCCGTCAGGTGGCGACTGTGTATCAGATGACCAAACACACTGCTGGTTTATCCCGTGCGCCAACCCTTCGTTCTATCTATCTGATCCTTTCCAAGTAAATGGAGAATGTGAAGATAAGTGCGGAATTTATGTTACAAATGCTAATGACAATGTAACTATTATACCGCCTGAAAACATCTATATAAAATGTAATGACACTGAAAATAATAAAGCAGTATATAGAGCTCTCCAATTAGATAAAGCTAATAATACTAATGACGATACTACAACATATATAATCATCGCTATAATCATATTTGTTGTTTTATTTGTTATTATAGTTATTATATTAGTAGTAAGAAATAACAAGAATAAAAAAGAGTTAAATGTCAATTGAATAATTTAATATTTTACATTATTAATTTAATGTAAAAAATGGACGTATTCACTAATAAATATCACGAATTAATTAAACAATGGAAACAAAAAGATGATATCGCACCTAAACATAAAATTTATGAAATATTATGGGTTCTTACTATCGAAAAAATTCCAATACTAATAAATGTTATTATGAATACCGCCAAAATAGCAATAACTATTATAGCTCCTATAGAAGTAGATGACATTGTATTAACATTTGTTACTAAACTTTTTATTAGTGATACAGAAGATTCTATTGATTTTGATTTAAGCGAAGGGTTGTCTGGGTTCAATGTAGCACTATCAACAGAACGACTACAGTCTATACTGATATTTGCATTAGATAGGTCGATAATTACAGAAGAATCATTATAATTATAAGTGTTGAGAATAATCCCGCACACATCAGGGCAGCTATCAACCTTCTGTTCATATTTTGGCACTAAGTACTGCGAGGAGTTCGAACAAGGGGAATACCAACAGAAGTCTGGAGCCATTATATCTTGTTTTAAAATGTAATAATTAGGATCGTAAAGCTTATTAATGCAGAGACACTCATTCGCTGTGAGACGTTGCGCACAATATGCTTGTTTTACTTGATCTGCGAGATCTTCATTAGATGCACTCCAAACTCTGCAGAATGTTCCTCCAGTGCTAGTAGATATGAAGTTACTACATGATGATAGAACTGATCCGTCAGTCTTGAACGGATCAACTGGGCACTCATTTGACTCGAACGAGCAAAAGTAAGGCATGATATATTCGTTGTAAACATTGAAATTGTAGTTGTTAGTTGAAGCGTTTTTATCTGTTAAGAAAGATTGGTAGAATGTTTGGACGTTGTTGACGTCTGCAAAAGATGATAAGGGGTATGAGCATGTTACAGGATACTGTTTTAATTCGTTGAGTCTTGGAGTTAACCAATTGTCTATATATGGTGGGATATCTATATTATCTCCTCTAATTGGAGGAAGATATTGCCCTATTGGTTTATATGAAGGAAATGGATTTCCGTTGAGTGTATTGATAATTGGACAAATTTCATTATTAAAATCTGCACATATAGTATTACTGTAAAGTCTGTCGCTATAATTAGCGGTGAATGCTTCAAGATTTCCGTGTTCGTAGATGAATGGTTTATCTTTGCATGGCATTATCCTGATATCGTTATCGTATTGATTTTGGATGACTTTATTTGGAAATTCGGTATTTAAGATAAGAGCTGATATATTCATAATATTTTATATAAATTATATAAAATATGGAAACGTTTTCGTTAAATATAGATGCTGGTGATTTTTTACTTCCATATGATTATTCGTGTATAGGTGAATGTCCTACTACTATAGATCCGGTATGTCAGGAACCTTCTGTAGGTTGTGATCCATCTCGTATTTCTAGATTGATTAATGGATTTGATTATAGTGTATTTTTTGCACTTCCTAATGAAGATTTGAGGAAAGTATTTCTAGCAAAAGATTCTACATATACAGTACAGGGATTTTCGAATGTTGGATATTGGTTTCAATGGAATGCATATAATGTCGTTAATTCTACTGGGATGTGTGGGGGAGCTACTATGGGTCGAGATGGTGTATATGATTATGTTAATAATCGAGAATTGTCAGATGCTGTTTCAGGAACGGGAATATTTACATGTACTTATGATTTAGATAAAATAACTAATTCAGTAGATACGCATTTATATTTGACTGAATTTAGTGCATTTCAAGCTGATTGTACGAATAATCCTTATAGTTGTGTTGAAGCTTCGTATCTTTATAATAATTTATTATTACCTACAGTATGTGGAAAAAAGTATGTAGTTCCTAATGATCAAGTTGAAGCTGTTAATTATTTAGAAAGTGTTAAGAATTTCTCGTTTGCGTTTGATTATCCTGTTAGTATATCTAATCTTGTATTCGATCATCCGATTATATATGATAGTAAATTAGAAAATATAACTGAAAATTATTCTATTGCTGAGGATACGTCTGGTGAATATACGCAGATAACAGGAACGTATAAATTAATTGAACCTTATCCATCTTTGAGTACTATTTATTTAGCATTTGTTGGTGATACTGATGATATTTCTAATTGGTCGAATGTTATAGTTGGTTCGTTATTAATTAACGATGCACCTGTTCCAATAACAATTGATGTTATTTTTCCTACATTGAAAGGATGTACATTTTATATATCTAATACTAATACTCCCAATCCTGTATATGAATGTATTAATGGAGAGAAGGAATGTTCTCGATTTTTATCGACTGAACCTGAAGCCTTGATATGTCAATTATGGTCGGAAAATGCTTATTTGAATGGTGATGTGACAACTCAATCTATAATAGATAGTGTGAAAGAGGGGTATTGTTTCAAAAATCCAACAGCGAAAGAATGTGAATGTTTAACTAGATCGTCAGATGAGAATTATCAAGCTGTTAAAGTGAATAGTCCTGATTATTGTTGGTATGCCCCATGTCAAAATAGTCTTAATTTAACTACATTTAGAGATGAAGCTAGAGTATCTACAGAAACTTGCGCTGAAACATGTGCTAAAATATATAACTTATATGTAGATGGAGAAATTGAGTTTAAATTTGAGGAAGGCTATGAAAATACGATATCTTGTAATTTTTCGGATACGCCTCTTCCTCCTAATCCGTCTCCCACTGGTCCATCAGAAACTGTTAGCGATATTATTAATACATATACAGTTGAAGATAAATATACGTATGGAGTTAGTATAATTGTTATATTTCTATTGATGATTGTATTTATTATATTTTGTTTCTAATAATGATAATTGATTATTTAATTAAATAAATATAGATATTTAACTATATAATAGCCATGAATATTCTGACTAGTCTTTCGAAATATATTAATCTTCGCGAGAATAATGATGAACTTTTTATTAAAATTGCGAAAGATGATAATGTGGAACTAATTGAAGCTTTTATCAAATTAGGAGTTGATGTTCATTCCGCTGATGATTATGCACTTCGTCGTGCATCTGAAAAAGGTAATTTAGATGTTGTAGAATGTCTTATATCACACGGTGCCGATGTTCATGCTAAGAATGATTATGCACTTCGCTGGGCAGCTCGGAGCGGTCATTTAACTGTTGTTGAATATCTTATTAAGAATGGAGACAATAATCATGTGGATAATGATTATGCCCTTCGCTGGGCATCTCGTAATGGTCATTTATCTGTTGTCGAATGTCTTATATCACACGGTGCAGATGTTCATGCTATGAATGATTATGCATTTCGCTGGGCATCTGCCAATGGTCATTTGGCGGTTGTTAAATATCTTATTGAACATGGGGCTGACATTCATGCTATGAATGATGAAGCATCTCGTCATGCATCTCGTAATGGTAATAAGGATGTAGTTGAATGTATTAATAATCATATTAACAATGAGAAAAAAGAACTCAAATCAAAGAAAATTGAAGAACTTCAAAAACAACTTATTGATATTCAAAATCAAATCAATGATTTGATGAAAATGTAATAAACCATTTAATAATAATTAAAAATAATTATTATGTATAATTGAATATTTAATTAAATAAATGTAATTATTTAACTACATCAATCAATAATGGCTTCCAACAACGATCTTGTTAATACTCTGACTATTCTTTCGAAATATATCAATCTTCGTGAGAATGATGACGAACTTTTTATTAAATTAGCGAAAGATGGTCATGCGGAATTAGTGGAAGCTTTCATCAAATTAGGAGCTGATGTTCATACTAATGGAGAATATGCACTTTGCAATGCATCTTGTAATGGTCATTTAGCTGTTGTTAAATGTCTCCTATCATATGGAGCAGATATTCATGCTGATAGGGATTATGCGCTTCGTTATGCATCTGAGAATGGTCATTTGGATATTGTTGAATATCTTATTAAGAATGGGGCAAATATTAACGCAGTTGATGACTATGCATTTCGCTGGGCATCTGAGAATGGCCATTTTGATGTAGTTAAATGTCTTGTATCACATGGTTATGTAGATGTACATGCTCGTAATGATTATGCATTTCGTTGGGCATCTGCCAATGGTCATTTTGCGGTTATTGAATATCTTCTATCACATGAGGCAGATGTTCATGCTCAGAACGATTACGCACTTCGATATGCATCTTATCACGGTCGTTTAGATGTTGTTAAATATCTTATTGAACATGGGGCAGGTGTTCATGCTATGAATGATGAAGCATCTCGTCATGCATCTCAAAACGGTCATAAAGATGTTGTTGAATATCTTAATAATCATATTAACAATGAGAAAAAAGAACTCAAATCAAAGAAAATTGAAGAACTTCAAAAACAACTTATTGATATTCAAAATCAAATCAATGATTTGATGAAAATGTAATAATCCCATTCAATAATAATTATTTTTTAATTATTATGTATAATTGAATATTTAATTAAATGTAATTATTTAACTATATCAATCAATAATGGCTTCCAACAACTATCTTTCTAATAATTTAACAATTCTTTCGAAATATACTAATATTCAGTATAATGATAATGAGCTTTTTATTAAATTAGCTAAAGATGGTCATGGGGAATTAGTAGAAGCTTTTATTAAGTTAGGAGCTGATGTTCATACTAATGGAGAATATGCACTTCGCAATGCATCTTGTAATGGGCATTTAGATATTGTTGAATGTCTACTATCATATGGTGCAGATATTCATGTACATAATGATCATGCACTTCGTTATGCATCTGAGAATGGTCATTTAAAAGTTGTTGAATGTCTTATTAAAAATGGAGCCGATATTCATGCTGGTAACGATGGAGCACTTCGGTGGGCATCTCATAATGGCCATTTAGATGTTGTTAAATGTCTTATTAAGAATGGAGCAGATGTCCATGCTGATAATGAATATGCGCTCCGTTATGCAACTGAGAATGGTCATTTAGATGTTGTTAAACTACTTATCAATCATGGAGCAGATATTCATGCAAATGAAGACGAATCGCTCGATTGCGCATCTGAGAATGGTCATTTAGCTGTTGTTGAGTGTCTAATTAAATATGGCGCTCGTATTCATGAACGTGAAGATTATGCACTTCGGTGGGCATCTCATAATGGCCATTTAGATGTTGTTAAATATCTTATTGAGAACGGAGCAGATGTTCATGCTAAGGACGATTGTGCACTTTGTTGGGCATCTTACAATGGTCATTTAGAAGTTGTTAAATATCTTATTGAACATGGAGCTGATATTCATGTTCATAATGATTATGCACTTCATAATGGTCATAAAGATGTTGTTGAATATCTTAATAATCATATTAACAATGAGAAAAAAGAACTCAAATCAAAGAAAATTGAAGAACTTCAAAAACAACTTATTGATATTCAAAATCAAATCATTGATTTGATGAAAATGTAATAATGATGATATTTATTAATTATAATAAATAATCTATAGTAATTCATATGCAGGTATTATATATACTTATTAATGATATGCCAATTTCTAATCTAATAAAAAGAAAGAATATAATATTAAATAATGAATTTGTTATTCCTGATATTATAGATCAATTATTGAAAGCTTCAGGTAATTATTTAATCACGTATATTGACGTTCTTCTTGGTGATGCCGATATTAATGCTAATAATAATTATGCGTTTCGTTGCGCATCTATGAATGCTCATTTAGATGTTGTTGAATGTCTCGCTAAATATGGTGCAGCCGAAGTGCTGGCGCCATCTTGGCGATGCCGATATCCACGCCAATAACGATCAAGCACTTTATTGGGCGTCATATAATGGTCATTTAGCAGTTGTTAAATATCTAATTGAACACGGGGCTAATGCTAACACAAATAATTGTGAAGCATTTAGATGTTGTTTAATATTATCTACAGTGAATTAAAATTGAATTTAATATTATTTATTAATTGTAATAAATAATCTGCAAGATTGTCTGCTCTATAGTAGAATATAATAGAATGGTTAATGAAATATGCGATGACTCAATACCTGATAAGGATATTTGGAAGACACAAACATTAATAGATATGCAAAAATTTGAAGATGAATTAAATAATAAAATTAAAGGATTAAATTGTATACTTGAGATTGTTAATAACTATAAAGAATTTGAACCAGTTATAAAACAAATCGAGGATATAATAGATACGATTTTTGTTAATATTAGTCATATCGATAATTTTAAAAAATTTATTAATGATATGCCAATTTCTAATCTAATTAAGAGAAAAAATATAATATTAAATACTAAAATTAATGTATTGGTAGATATTCCGAATGAAATAAAAATGATTGACATTAAGGGAGTGATTAAAATCATTCTTAATAATGGAGCTGATATTCATGCAAATGGTGAATATGTACTTCAGCATTCATCTTATGAAGGCTATCTAGATATTGTTGAATGTCTTATTAAATATGGAGCTGATATTCATGCCGATAACGATTATGCGCTTTCTTTAGCATCTTGTAATGGTAAAATAGATGTTGTTAAATGTCTTCTATCACATGGAGCAGATATTCATGCTAGTAACGATTCTGCACTTATTGATGCATCAGGTAATGGATATTTAGATATAGTTAAAATACTTATAAAATATGCAGCCAATATACATGCCAACAATGATGACGCACTTTGTGATGCATCTCGTAATGGTCATTTAGATATTGTTAAATATCTTATTGAACAGGGGCAAATATTCATGCGAATGATGATTATGCTCTTACATATGCTTCTCAATATGGTAAATTAGATGTTGTTAAATATCTTCTATCACATGGGGCAGCCGAAGTGCTGGCGCCTTGCGAAGACAAGCATCGCAGATGCTAATATTAATGCCGATAATAATGGAGCACTTAGAGAAGCATCTGCTAACGGTCATTTAAATGTTGTTAAATATCTTATTGAGCATGGAGCCGTGTATACTAACACTTATTATAATTGAATATTTAATATATACATACGTAAATTATATATTAATAATGTCTGAAAAATATTGTTCAATTGTTAAGTTTGATAGAGTGATAACTGAAGAAGCATTAACAGTGCTTAAAAATCATATACAAGAATTAAATGTTAAATATAATTTGAATGCATTTGTACATTCTACTTCATCATGTAAAGTGACTATTCTAGGACTTACTAAAGAAGATGCTGCACATACAATGATGTATCTCATTGATACATGTGGTAATAAGAAATTAAATAAAGAATATTTTATTACAGAATCTGGAAAATATTTGGGTCAATATGATATTGATGTAACGGAATCAGAATTATCTGATTTGTAATAAAAACTGAATAATATATAATTAAATTTAATAATTATATAATACCTAGAATGGATGTAGAGATGATGTGTTCGGAACATAATGAAAATATCACTATATGTCAATGCAATCGTATATGCTGTGATAAATGTGATATTGTATGTAGTGAATCACATATTAGGGACACAGTTGAAGAATGGAAAAAACAAGCATTATTAGAAATGGATAACTACAAATCTAAATTAAATAATAGAATTAAAGAATTAAATTGTATTACGGAGATTATTAATAATGATTCTAATATTGAACCAATTATAAAACAAATTGAAGATATAGTCGATACTATTTTTGTTGATATTAGTCATGTTGACAATTTTAACCAATTTATTAATACATTTCCAATTTCTCATAGCATAAAAAGAAAGAATAAAATATTAAATAATATTACAGTTGTTTCTATACACACACATTCTGAAATCGTCGATATTATTATTAAGGATGGAATAGATAAAGCATTCCAAAATGCATCTGAGAATGGATATTTAGATATAGTTAAAATACTTATAAAATATGGAGCAGATGTTCAAGCTTATAATAATTATGCAGTTATATGGGCATCTATTAACTATCATTTAGATGTTGTTGAATATCTTATAGATCATGGTGCAGATATTCATACTGGGAACGATTTTTTACTTCGTAATGCGGCTTTTTATGGCCATTTAGATGTTGTCAAATATCTTATTGCACATGGAGCCGATATTCATGCTCAGGATGATCATGCACTTAGACTGGCATCTCAACATTGCCATTTACCAGTTGTTGAATATCTTCTATCACATGGAGCCAATGTTCATGGTTATAATGATCGAGCACTTAGCTTGGCATCTGAGAATGGTCATTTAGCTATTGTTGAATGTCTTATTAAACATGGAGTAGATATTCACGCCAATAATGATTGGGCACTTCGCTTATCATCAGAAAAGTATCATTTAGATATTATTAAATGTTTAATTAAGAACGGAGCAGCCGAAGTGCTGGCGCCTTCTTGGCGATGCAGATATTCATGCTGAGGATGACGAGGCATTAGTAGAAGCATCTCGTAAATCATATTTACCTGTGATTAAACTTCTTATTAAACATGGTGCCAATATACACGCTCGTAATGATTTAGCACTTAGACACGCATCTGCTTATGGTAAATTATATATTGTTGAATATCTTATAAAGAACGGAGCCGATGTTCATGCTCGAGATGATTATGCACTTCGCTGGGCATCTGCCAATGGACATTTAGCTGTTGTTGAATGTCTCAAACGACATAGTAATATATAATTATACAATATATTAGATTCTGTTAATTAATAATTATTTTTATAATTATTAAATGTTTATTGAGTATTCATTAATTCATTGAGCTTATTTTGAATATTAATAAGTTGTTTTTGAAGTTCTTCAATTTTTTCATTTTTTATATGATTGTTAAGTAACTCTACAACAGCTAAATGATAATTTTCGGATGCTGCTCGAAGTGCTTGATCATTCTCGGCATGAACATTTGCTCCATGTTTGAGTAGAAATTCAACAACAGCTAAATGGCCATTTTCAGATGCATATCTAAGTGAATAATCATCAAGAGCATGAACATCAGCACCGTGTGATATAAGACATTCAATAACAGCTAAATGACCATTAAATGATGCAACGCGAAATGCTGAATCAACGTCAGCATGCACATTGGCTCCATGGGATATAAGACATTCAACAACTGCTAAATGACCATTAGGTGATGACCAACGAAAAGCTGCATCATCATTACCGACTTCGTCGGGTCTTGGCGCAGCCAGACCAGCATGAACATCGGCTCCGTTCTTTATAAGATATTCAACAACAGCTAAATGGCCATTTGAAGCAGCCCATCGAAGTGCACAATCATGAGAAGCATGAACATCTGCATCGCCAAGAAGGCGCCAGCACTTCGGCTGCACCATTCTTAATAAGACATTCAACAACAGCTAAATGGTTATTAGTAGATGCATTTATAAGTGATAAATCATTCTTAGCATGAATATCGGCTCCTAATTTGATAAAAGCTTCGACTAAATCCACATGACCATCTTTCGCTAATTTGGTGAAAGTCTCATCGTTGTTCTGACGAAGATTAATATATTTCGAAAGAGTAGTCAGAGTGCTCAAAAGATCGTTGTTGGAATCCATAATTTAATTAAATATTTATATTTATTTAATTAAATATTCAATTATTATTATATATCAATCGAATACTTCTGAACATGCTTCACATGCGGGTTCTGATGCAATAGATGTTGATGGAGGTGGTTGTTTACATGTTAAATTATCGTTCTCTAAGCCGTAGGGGCATTCTACACATTTATCGTTAGTATTTGAATATTTAACTAGATCGCCAATTTTCTGGCCTGGACGGCAAGTACATCCATATCCTCCAGTTATATAACCTAATCCAACTTGGGCGCAGTTTATATATGAATTGTTAGTGTTCTCAGGTGCTCCTGTTGTTTGATTTACACTGACTGTTTCTCTGCATGCTAATGTAGGTTCAACTAATCCTGTTTGAGGATTCAAATGTGTAGCGCCTGTTTTATATGCACCATTTTCTCCACAATTACATTCATTTGTAATTGTTCCAGTGTATCTTAATGATCCTATAGGATATGAATATTTATTATATTGAGGATCGCAAGGTTGTATTTCTTCTGTTAGTAGCAATGTTGTAGGTTCCTCTGTTGTTGGAGGATATCTTGTATAATCTTCACTTTCTACTTCACGAATTATTTTACATTTAGATGTATCTCTATCTTCTAAAAATTGAGGATCTACATAGCATTCCACTTCTGGAGCGAATGGCGGAATCTTAATTAACCATGCTACTAAAAAGTATACACCAACTCCGAATAATAATGCTAAGAATATTAATATTAATTTGAATGCTGATGTTTTTCCTAAAAATGATATTACTACAGTGGCGCATATAATTATAGCTATAACTACAGCGGGGGTTAATATACCAGCTTGTTCAGATTCAGCTACTTGAGTAATATAATTTTGTAAACTTGCTTTTGCTGTAGATACGGCCTCACTTTCTTGTGTACATTGAATAGCAATGTTAATAGTTTGTGTATTATCGAAATTGATAGATAGATTTTCAGCAAATGTATTGTGTACTAAACAAACATTATTTGTTATCTGATTTTGAGCTGATGCTAAACATGACTGACTAAATGAATTATAAATAGCTTGGGTATATTGAGTTAATAAATAAGTGATATTAGAACTCTGTATTTCATTTCTTGAAAATAGAACAGATTGTTGAAGAGCCTTTGCCGTTTGGACAACTGATTGAGATAAGATACCTGATACACAATTATTTGTACTCGAATCTTGAACACAATTCGTATCAATTAGACATTGTTGTTGACTGCTTCCTCCAATTTCAACTGGACCATTGAATGTATTATCACAAAAATAAAAATCATTTTCTATTAACGCATTACAATTACCAATACAGCTCTGCGTTGTACTGTTCAATATACTTTGCACTACCTGTGTATGCGAATTAACTATATTTTCAGCTATTGCAGAAGCCATTTTAAATTTAAAATATTTATTTTATTTAAACAAAAATGTCTCAACCTATTGAATTAAAGCCTATTCAAAATAATACTCAATTTTTTAAACAACCTATACAACCAACTCAACCAACTCAACAACCTATACAACCAACTCAACCAACTCAACAACCTATACAGAGTATGCAACCAACTCAACCAACTCAACAACCTATACAGAGTATGCAACCAACTCAACCTATGCAACAACCTATACAATCAATTCAACCAACTCAACCTATGCAACAACCTATACAGACAGTTAAAACAGGGCAACAGCCCCTTACAGCTGAACAGATTTCTTGGTGGCAAAAAAATGTTGGATTTGTTAAACCTGAACCATCTAAAAAAAAAGCAATGATAGCTATAGTTGTTGTTATTCTTATATTATTAGCTGTATTAATTTTATTATTATATCTCAAGAATCCAGATGTACCAACACATACTCCATTAGAGACTGAACCTCCATCATGCGAAAATATACCAACACCAGAACCGTAATTGGGTTTCACCAATAGGTTCATAATTCAATTCTTAATTGAATTATTTAATAATTATTTAAAATAAAATAATTACACTATGGATATTCTTCGTTTAGAAAATGCATCTGATTTCATTCAATACATCAAACAGTTAAATAATAGAAAACCACGTCCTACTGATAATTCAGCAATGCAATGGGATATTTTGCAGGCTAGTAAAAAAATTAATGGTACAAATATTTTAGATGAGCTGCTTGATATGTTGAAGACTTATGATAATATGATAGTTACTGAATTTGTTAAGAAAGTGTATACTAAAGAACTTATCGCGTATTATTATAGAATGATGGTAAGTAATAACGATGAAGCGTTATATGCTACTTTATCTAGTAAATTAATCGATGCTTATACACTTATTAAAAATAAACAAGATTTAGATTTTGCCATCTATTGTCTAACAAAACATTAAAATTGAATATTTATTATATAAATTATATAATAATATATCTGTAGGAATGGATAAATGTACATTAAATAATGTGCTATGTTCACACAATGTATGTGAAAGTTGTATTAACGATATAATATGTAATTTCGACCATGGACGTATGTTAATAACAACAAATACATGTAGTATTCATAATGAGGAATATGCTGTAATATGTGAATGTGATCGAATGTATTGTAAACACTGTGATACCTTATGTGATAAACCACATCCTATATATACAATGGGATCTTGGAAAAAACGAATATTACAACAAATGGGTAATCTTAGAGATAAATTGACTAATAAAATTACAGGATTAAATTGTATAATTGAAATTGTCAACGACTCATCATCAATTATAAAGCAGTGCGGAGATATAATAGATACTATTTATGTAGATATTAGTCATATCGATAATTTCAATCAAATTATTAACGATATTAATATTCCAATTTCTAATATAATAAAAAGAAAAAATCAAATATTAAATAATAAAAATGTTATATTAATAGAGAATATAGAGAATATAAACAAAATTATCGATATTATAATAAAAAATGATGGAGATATTCATGGTCAGAATGATCACGCACTTACAAATGCTTCATATAATGGTAATTTAGCTGTTATTGAAATTCTCATTAAGTATGGAGCAAATATTCATGTTAATACCGATCGACCAATTCAAAATGCATCTTATAATGGTCATTTAGCTGTTGTTGAATTACTAATAAAACATGGAGCCGATATTAATGCTAATAATAATTCTCCGCTTAGATATGCATCTGAGAATGGCCATTTAGCTGTCGTTGAATATCTTATTAATCACGGGGCTAATAATTATTATACATCACTTGTAGGGGCATCTAGTAATTGCCATTTAGCTGTTGTTGAATATCTTATATCTCATAATGCAGATATTCATGCTCAGAATGATCAAGCGCTTAATGTAGCATCTCAATATGGTCATTTAGAAGTTGTTAAATGTCTTATATCCCATGGAGCGGATATTCATGCCGAGAATGATCGAGCACTTCGCTATGCATCTCGTAATGGTAATTTAGATGTTGTTGAATATCTTAAACAAATCATGAATAAAAATTGAATATTTATTATATAAAATATATAATAATATACTACTTATAATGGATACATTAAATAATGAGTTGTGTTCACATAATATCAATGATATAATATGTGAATGTATTGAATCTCAGAATATAAAACAGCATATAGATACGTGCTGTATTCATGATGAAGAATATGCCGTAATATGCGAATGTGATAAAATGTATTGTAAATACTGTGATACCTTATGTGATAAACCACACTCTATATATACAATAGGATCTTGGAAAAAACATATATTACAACAAATGGGTAATTTTAGATATAAATTGACTAATAAAATTACAGGATTAAATTGTATAATTGAAATTGTCAATGATTCATCGTCAATTATAAAACAGTACGAAGATATAATAGATAATATTTATGTAGATATTAGTCATATTGATAATTTCAATAAAATTATTAATGATATTAATATTCCAATTTCTAATATAATAAAAAGAAAAAATCAAATATTAAATAATAAAATTGTTATATCTATACCGAGCTCATCAGAAAATATAAATAAAATCATAGATATTATAATAAAAAATGATGGAGATATTCATAGCAATAATAATGAAGCACTTCGATGGGCATCAAGGGATGGTCATTTAGCTATTGTTGAAGTTTTAATAAAATATGGAGCAGATATTCATGCTAAAGATGATGAAGCACTTCGACATGCATCCGAGAATGGTCATTTAGCGGTTGTTGAGTTACTAATAAAACATGGAGCAACTATTAATGCTCGTTACAATATATCAATTTGTAATGCATCCATGAATGGGCATTTGGATGTTGTTGAATGTCTCATCAAACACGGATGCATTATTAATGATAATGGCGTATTTCATTTGGCATGTGAAAATGGTCATTTAAATGTTGTCAAATACTTAATAACTCATGGTGTAAATATTCATGATAATAATGATAGTGCGTTTACACATGCATCCGAGAATGGTCATTTAGCGGTTGTTGAATGTCTTATAGCCAATGGCGCCAATGTTCACACCATGAATGATTGTGCACTTCGCTGGGCATCTGAAAGAGGACATTTAGATATTGTTAAATGTCTTATTAAATATGGAGCCGACACCGAGCTATGCTCGGATAGCGAAGCTATCAGGGCTACGCCCAATCTTGGCGTAGCAGCCGATGTTCATGTTCACAATAATCAACCACTTAGAAATGCATATCGTAATCATCATTTAGACGTTGTGGATTATCTTGAACAAATCATGAATAATAATTGAATATTTAATTATTAACTACTATATTTAATACTTAATTAACTATGGCACCTGTTACTCGAAGCCAATCTCTTTATTATCCAGCATGCAAATCAGCTGGTAATATATATTGCGGAAATCCCAAATGTTCAAATTGTTACGATCGAGGTACTATTACACATACTTATATTACAGAATATAGTGAATTAGAAGGATATTCATCAGGATACATTAATCCTCAAAAACTTAAAACGGGTGTTTGGACATATTACAATAATGAACATGACCAGTTTCCATATAAAAAAATTACATATCATAATGGAAAAAAATACGGTAATACTACACGGTATTATGAAAATTCTTCGATTGTTGCGATGATTGGTAATTATGTTAATGATAAAGAAGAAGGTATTTGGAGATATTATGATATTGAAGGATTCATAGTATATAGTGAGACACTTAAAAATGGATTTATGAATGGATTTCTAACTATCTATCATTTTAAATCAGATGTTGTTAAAACCGTTAAAAATTTTAAAGATGATCATTTGGATGGACTATGGTATGAGTATAATGAACAGGACGTCCTGATTGAGGAACGATATTATTCAATGGATATAAAAGTGGGCCATTGGAAATTCTTCGATGATAAAGGAAAACTCATGAAAGAGATTATTTATCATAATTGAATTTAATATAATTTATTAATTATAAATTATAATTAACTATGGATGAATTACAATGTTGTACAATAGAAAAATGTTGTATTCACAATAATGAATATACACGTATATGCGAATGCGGTCTATTGTATTGCGATAAATGTAATTCTCTATGTAATAATTCATGTTGGCATGTATATACCATCGAAGAATGGAAAAAACAAGCATTAATACAAATTGAAAAATTTCAAAATAAATTAAATAATAAAATTAAAGGATTGAATTGTATCACTGAGATGATTATTATTAATCATCATGATTGTAAATCACTTATAAAACAAATTGAAGATATAATAGATACTATTTATGTTTATATTAATCATATTGAAAATTTCTATGAATTTATTAATGATGATAATATTCCAATCTCTCATATAATAAAAAGAAAAAATAATATAATAAATAGTAAAATTGCTATATCATTGGATAATATACCTGAACATTTGACTAGAATTATCAACATTATCATAAAAAATGATGGAGATATTCATTATAATAATGATTATGTACTTATGAATGCGGCTGAAAATGGTCAATATGATGTAGTTGAATGTCTAATTAAATATGGCGCAAATGTTCATACCAATCATGATTATGCGCTTATACTGGCATCTAATAATGGTCATTTAGATGTTGTTAAATGTCTCATTAAGAATGGAGCTGGTCTGGCTGCATCGCCAAGACCCGACAAAGTCGGTAATGATTATGCGCTTATAAGAGCGTCCATGTATGGTCATTTAGAAGTTGTTCGATGTCTTATATATCATGGAGCAAATGTTCATGCATGTAACGGAGATTCACTTAGATGGGCATCTGCTCATGGCCATTTAGATGTTGTAGAATATCTTATTAATAATGGAGCAGCCGACGGCTGGCGCCATCTTGGCGATGCAGATATTCATGCTCAAAACGAGTCTCCACTTTATTGGGCAGCTAATAATGGTCATTTAGCAGTTGTAAAACGTCTTATTAAATATGGATCTAATAATGATCTAGCACTTCGTTGTGCATCTAGAGGCGGTCATTTAGACATTGCTAAATACATTCAAAATAATTAAAATTTTTTTTAATTATTAAAATAACATGTCTTCAATTCATTATCGTACTACGAAAATACATCACAGAGCAACTGTATCTCCACTCAAAGGTCGTAAATCTCCTATTAAAGGAAGAGTAGATGCTAGAATGAGCACTCTCAAACATAGACTTCCTCGTATTAGTAAATCATCATCTAGACGTAGGTCAGCTCGTCGTTTGTCGGCTAGTCGTAGGTCAACGCGTACAGGTATTACTAAAATACGTCGAACTGTCGCTGGAGCTTCTAATGTAGGTAAATATTTCAAATCTGAAGGACCTTTCTGCGGTTCAGAAGCTGGAACGTTCCCTGTTAATACACGAAAACGGATTAGATCGGCATTAGCGTATCGTCGTGATGATCCTAATCCTAAACATGTTAAAAAGTGTGCTTGTAAACAAGCTAAGAAAAAAGGCTATAATTTCCCGAGTTGTGGTGTGAAAGGCACTAAGATGTCCATTCGTCGTAGATCATCATCTAGAAAATAATTGAATGATGTTTTAGATAAAATTGAATATATTATTATTTATTATTAATAATAAATAATCATCCAAGAATGGATAGTCCATTAGTTATACAAAAATGGAAAAAACAAGCATTAATAGAAATGCAAAAATTTGAAGATAAATTAAATAATAAAATTAAAGGATTAAATTGTATATGTGAGATAACTAATTATAATCGTGAAATTACAAAACAAATTGAGGATATAATTGATACAATGTATGTTGATATTAGTCATATCAATAATTTTAATCAAATGATTGATGATAATATTCCAATTTCTAATATGATAAAGAGAAAAAGTCAAATATTGATTAGTAAACCAATTCCACCATTAAATATTACACATGATGATATACCTAAAAATTTGATTGAAATTATCAATATTATTATCAAAAACGGCGGAGATATTCACGCTGATAACGAAAAAGCTATTCAACGGGCATCTGAATATGGTTATTTAAATGTTGTTAAATGTTTAGTTAAATATGGTGCCAATATCCACGTACATAATGATAATACACTTCGCTTGGCATCTGGCCGTGGTCATTTAGATGTTATTGAATATCTTATATCTCACGGAGCCAATGTTCATATTGATAATGAACATGCACTTCGTTGTGCATCGATGAATGGTCGTATAGATATTGTTAAATGTCTAATTGAACATGGTGCAAATGTTAATACGCAGACTACTCTTATGCAGACTTTTACAGCGCTGTCGTATGCATCTAATTATGGTCATTTAGCTATTGTTGAATTATTAATAAACATGGGGCTGATGTTGATGCTAATAATGGTCAGGCACTTCGATGGGCATCTTGTAATGGTAATTTAGATGTTGTTAAATGTCTTGTATCTAATGGAGCAAATATACATGCTGATAATAATCAGGCACTTTGCTGGGCATCTAACAATGGTCGTACATCCGTAGTTGAATATCTCACACATTTAACTAAAAATTGAATATATTATTATTTATTGGTCATAATAAATAATCTCTAATAATGGATAGTATAGAATGGAAAAAACAAGCATTAATAGAAATGCAAAAATTTGAAGATAAATTAAATAATAAAATTAAAGGATTAAATTGTATATGTGAGATAACTAATTATCATCGTGAAATAACAAAACAAATTGAGGATATAGTAGATACAATATATGTTTATATTAGTCATATCAATAATTTTAATAAGATCATAAATGATAATGATAATAATATTCCAATTTCTAATATAATAAAGAGAAAAAATAAAATATTGATTAATAATCCAATTCCTCCATTGAATATTACAAATAGCTCTAATACATCAATAGATAAATATTTGATTAAATTTATTGAGATGATTATAGAAAATCATGGAGATATTCATACCGAGAGCAATTTAGCACTTCGTGTAGCATCTAATAATGGACATTTAGCTGTTGTCGAATGTCTTATATCACATGGAGCCGATATTCATGCTCAAGATGATCGATCAGTTCAAGCTGCATCTTATTATGGTCATTTAGCCGTTGTAGAATGTCTTATCAAGCATGGAGCCGACACCGAGCTATGCTCGGATAGCGAAGCTATCAGGGCTACGCCCAATCTTGGCGTAGCAGCCGATATTCATGTAGATGACGATTATGCACTTCGCTGGGCATCTATGAATGGTCATTTATCGGTTGTTGAGTGTCTTATATATCACAGAGCATCCGACGGCTGGCGCCATCTTGGCGATGCTGATATTCATGCTAGTAATGATTCTGCACTTCGACTAGCATCTATATATGGCCATTTAGCTGTTACCGAATGTCTTATTAAGAATGGAGCCGTTAGTGCTACGCCCAATCTTGGCGTAGCAGCCAATGTCCATGCTCAAAATGATAAATCATTTTTATAAACATCTTGGCTATTGTTGAATATCTTGTCAGACACGGACGTTCAACCGAAAAATAATAATATAACACTATATTATATTATTTAATAGAAATATTCATAAACTGTATTATCTCCTTTGATATTAATAACATTAATGTTTAATATTTTAGATAATTCTAAAGCATGATGTTTAGGAATTTCATTGTTATTTTCTGAATAAAGAATTCTAATGATAGGTCTTGTTTGTTTCTCCATTAATAATTTAGAATATTTTTCTAGATTCATTTCATATCCTAATTTTTTGATTAATGAACCGATATTATGATTTCGTTCAGATGCCATCGATGAAATAGATTTGAACGGATTGATATATGTAATACGTACGGGTTGTTTAGGTAGTTTAACATCTGGAGCTACTAATAATCCACCCATTACGGCATTTCCTATAGATTCTCCAACCCATTCAATCGAATCATATTGCTTTGACATATAACTATATACATATTGTGCCATTTGAATTAGATTAATAGTGCTTGATTCTGATGTATTGAGTCCAAATCCCGGATAATCAAAGCACCATATATCGCATCCTTTATGATGTTGTTGAAGAAGTTTCATCTTCTCTGTATGGAATGTATGATTACCTGTATTATTAGGAAAAAACAACACACCCTTAGTTGCTTCAGGATCGATAAGTACTAGTATATCCATCCCATTTTTCCTAATTCGTTCAAATATCTTTTCATCATAATTTTTATGTTCTTTATCTGGATGAAATAAATTTTGTTCTATTAATGCTTTCAGATCTGAAGCCATATCTATTATATTTATATTTTTATAAATATATTTATTTATATTTTTAAGTTAAACAACATAATATTTTTTACATGATACTTTCAATCGTTTCTCGATCGTTCCCAATTTTTCATTAACAATTATTTTTAAATTTTCCAATTGATCAGATAATACAACATCATCAAAACTATTATGTTGATATTGAAGAAGAATATCCATGCATGCATTAGTAAATAAATCTAATACTTGTACTATCTCATTATTTTTAATTTCTCTTTTTCGAATAATTTTAATTTCTTGTACCCATTCTTCCTCATTAACATGTTTATTGATATACTTCTCTCTCAAATCTTCATAAGAATTTTGATAATCATGCTGGAGATTGGGAATAACCCATGTCCTAAAATGTTCAGCTGAATCATAATATTTTTTAATTGTATTTATTTTAATAGATGGAATTTTTGAATTAATACTAGCTAAATTGACAACATCACAATCTGCATTATTGTTGTTAGCATTATTACCATTACTCATTAACCATTCTGTTAAATGAGGATTATGTAGTTGTTTCAATACTTTTCCCGTATTCCAATCAAATCCTGTATGACAATTTGTACAGAACATTTGAGGACATCCTTCATACCTATGAATTAGAACTTTACATTGAGGGCATGGTCTACATTCATTCCTCATAACTGCTACGGTCAGCATATCACTTTCATTACAAACATGAGATGGATCATTAGCGAATGATATTCCAGTTAAACATTTAATACAATAATGTTGATTACACATGATACATTTTCCTCCTCGAGATGTAATATATCCTCTGCAGTCTTTTTGAGAACAATTCCCCAGAATAGATCGATATAAATTCTTACTTTTAGATTTATCATCTGAAAGATCGTTTGTTCCAGATAATTCTTGTATTTCTTTATTTGTTTCATCTAGAAAAGTAACAGTACTTTTAATACTTAGAATATGACTGTTGAGTGTGGTTGATAAATCGTTATAATAAGAATCTGTTAATAATAAGGCGGCTCTATGTCCGTCATTATTTTGTTTATAATCGTAAATAATATTTCCCAAATTCCTCACAGTATTCAAGATAGTATCTTGTTCCCGTGTTAATTGTCTATTCATTTTTCGTCGAAATATATTTAATTGAGTTAATGGAAGTAAACTCTTCTCTTGATTGAATTTTATTTTTGCTCTCGATAATTCATATTCATTGAAAATAAATGATGAAGGGAAATTTGAAAATAAAAAATCCAACGTCCATCTATTCTTACAATTCATACAATGAGAGTCTTGAAGATTATCTAATAGATAAGTCCTACAACAAGCACTACAATAAGAATGATTACAATAATTACATATAATAGGCTTCCTAATTAATTTAGTGAAATTGCTACAGCAAATCATACATTCAGTCGAATTAGAACTGGAACTAGAACTCATTTTAATTTTATTATATTTATAATATAATAATAAATAAATATTCAATTAAGGATCTTATATTTCATATGCAGGTGGTGGATTAACATCTTTAACAATTCCTATATTAACTTTTGGAACTCTGTTTTTACGCTTAGGTTGAGTGTCTAATGTTGTGTTATTTACGTATGTATTACATTATACGCGATGGTATCTTTAGAAAAGGCCTTTATCAATTCAGGATCAGGATCTAGTGTATATTTAACTTTAATATGAGTACACGTATATACATTTTATATATAATTTTAAAACAATTAAAGTTTTTTAGTGGATTGTGACCTATTTAGGTGGATTGTGACCTATTTAGGTGGATTGTGACCTATTTAGGTGGATTATGACCTATTTAGGTGGATTGTGACCTATTCAGGTGGATTGTGACCTATTTAGGTGGATTGTGACCTATTTAGGTGGATTGTGACCTATTTAGGTGGATTGTGACCTATTTAGGTGGATTGTGACCTATTTAGGTGGATTATGACCTATTTAGGTGGATTGTGACCTATTTAGGTGGATTGTGACCTATTTAGGTGGATTGTGACCTATTTAGGTGGATTGTGACCTATTTAGGTGGAGCCTGACGCATTTAGGTGGAGCCTGACGTATTTTAGGTGGAGCCTGAAATGTCTTATTTTTGATATAAAATTTCAATATTTATATAAAATTCTTTATATTTATAAATTAAAAAAAATCTGTCATCCCTCCAAAAAAATTATTTTCTGGAAAAAAAAATTTTAAATTTTTGAGAGTTATTTTTTTTCTTAGCAAGTTCCGGCACAAACTCAAAAACGCTATTTTTTTGTTTGCAGATTTGTATACACACAAAAACGTTAAAAAAGTGTACCCTATTTATAATTAAAACTGTTTATAAATTTGCACACAGCATCAAATTAGATATAAAATCTCTTATTAATCATATTCATATCATACAGCTAGTTATATCACAATGTTAATATTATTACTAATTAATAATATTAATAATTCATATTTTATAATTTCATATGGTTGACATAATCACCTTCGGTCTCTCCGTGAGCAATAACTAGTACTCCTTTATTTGGAAGTAGAGTTTTAATAACATCGACGCATTTCAATTTAGTATCTCCATCTAATGATCCAAAACTTTCATCTAATAATAGGAACGGGAATGATGAATTTAAATGAAGAGATATCATAATAGCTAATGAAATACGATCAATTTCACCACCGCTTAATTCCATAACATTATCTAATTGAGCTCCTTTATATATTAACTGAAGTTGTACACTTGGTTTATCACCTTTATATAATACTAATGATACATGAAGAGGATCTTCGAATGTTTCATTGAGAACGCTCTCTAAAATTGTATTGAACGATTCAACGAATTGATCGAGCAGTTCATTCTCCAATTTTTTTGCAGTATCGATAATTGAATGAATGCATATCATTTTTTTCTCTAAATTATTCAATGTATCTGTTAATTCTTTATATTGTGCTATATATTTTGTATAAGGTATCAACAGCAAATAGTCATTACTATATTTTTTATATAATGATAATTCATTAGTTAATTCTTCGACAGTTGACATATTAGTTGATGTGATTAACTTATGTTCTAATTCTTTGATTTTATCTGATATTTTTAGTATCTCTTTCATTTTTTGTTGATGAATAGTATAATCTTCATATTTTTGTTGATACTCTTTTTTCCTATCAATAATTAATTGAGTGTTGATAAGTTTATCGTCATAATCTTTTACTTTATTACAAATATCATTATATTTATTTTGTTTTGTATAATATTCTTTCATTAGTAATAATTCATTTTTAGTATATGATGGGACATCAATCCATTCATTAATTATCGGCTTTATAATCATATAATGTTCTTTATGAGTTTTTAGAGAGACATTAAACCATTCATTATTATAATCAATATTACATAATTGCTCTTTAATAGTGATATATCTTTTAATTTTCTTAATAAGAGATACTTCATCCAATGTAATTGAAGGTTTTGTATATTCAGATGATTGTAATGAATAAATTTGTTTTAATAATGAATCATCCTGTGTTATTTTTTTATTATCATTCATCCATTTAACTATCTCTTCTAAAGAATGACTACAGCTTTTCCAAGATGAATAGGCTTTATCCAATCTAATTAAATAATCTATTCTTTTCTTAACACGTTCGGTCTCTTTCCTATAATTACTTATTTTTTCTTCGTCATAATCACAGTCAATCCCGTGATGTTCATTCGATGTCAATGAATGCTGTTTAACATTATACGTTAAATGTATATTGCATGATGGACATCTTAGTACATTTTTTAATTTTTCAACATCTTCTCTTTTTTTATCAATTTCTTGTTGTTTTTTCTGTAAATATATTAATATCTCTTGTTCATCTTCAGGTTCATCATCATAAGTATCACAATATTTACTCAAAAATTCGGAATATTCATCATATATCATATTATAATTAATATAAAAAGGTATATAATTTTTACATTCATTATATATAATACAATTAGATACAAATGAATTCCAATCTTTTATTTTATATTTATCTATAATAGATTGATAAACATTATAAGATTTCCATTGTTGATGAAGATCGCGTTCTTGTTCATCATTAATTTCAACATTATTATATTTATCTAATAACTCTGATGTTATACTATTCTTTTTTAATTCTTCAACTATATTATAATAAGGTTCGTTTTTTTCAAATTCTTTACAATATATAGTTAATTGATCCTTATTATAAGTACGTCTAATAGTACTCAATTTTTTTTCATAATTTTGAAGGGTTGTATAATGTGAGTAATACTTATCAATCAAATCTTCATCTATCAAAGAGTTATTAAATAATGATAAATCGTTACTTAATTTATTTTTTTCTTCTATATAATGATTAATAATTTCATAATTTCTTGTTGTTGCATCATACTCTTTTAATTCTTTATCACTCCAACAATCAGACTGTAATGAATTGGTATAATCATCCAGTTGTTTTTTATATATAGTTATCGATTCTTGTACATTAAGTTGATTTAATACTAATGTAATATCTTTCTCAAGTAATGTGATTTTTTTATCCCATTTAATTTTATTAGTATCAGTGTACTCATCCATATCTAATGAAAGATCGCAAGGTTGATCAGGTTTATTTTTAGTTAATAATGCCATTGTTCGTTGGATACTATCGAGTTCTTTGGATACGATCAATCGATCTTTATTGAATTTCTCGATCCATTCAGATGGATTATCATTAGGGAATGCTAATAGTTCTAATAGTTCTATTTTCTCTGCTGATGTGCCATTAATAATAATGGACCTATTATTCTGTGATAGATAATTACAGGCTATCCATTCCTCTCTTTTACCCCATTTTCTATTAATATACTCTTGTGCTTCATCACTCACAAATTCTTTATTATCAATAAATAATGATACTCTTTCCGGATTTTTTTGTCTAATAATAACTATATCACCATCACCGCTATCGTTATTCATTGATAATTCTACCATACATTTCTTTTTAGATGATACCCAATTATATGTATTTTTCTCCTTTCCATACATACACCAACATATAGCTTTGAATAGTGATGATTTTCCTATTCCAGATGGACCCTCAATAAGTGTTATACCTTCTGCTGAGAATTCTACCACGTGTTTAGATGTATAAGACCGAAATCCTTCTAATGTTAACTTCATTTTATATTTTTTTAATAGTATTAATTTTAATACTATTCAATTCAGATTTTTTATGGTTCAAGCATTATCCCCACTTTATCGGGACTATTGAATTGGATGATATGAGCATCGTTTAATTCCGGAGTTTTTGATGCTAACAACGTTCCTTGTTGATTAATTTTATATAGAGTATATGGAACATCAGTACTATTATTATCATAACTAACCGATACTCTATATTTGTTCCAATTATTATGAATAGATAAAGCTTCCTCTATTGTACTAACAATAATAACATAAACAATGATTGATCGATCGGGTAGATAGTAAAAGAATGAATCTAAATTTCTGAGAGATTCTGATAAATCTGTTAATATCTTATTATTTCTAACATTTCTTAATTTTTTATATAATGATAATGTTTCATAACTTAATACTAAATTAACACCTTTCATACTATCATTCAATTGAGCTCCAACTAATACTGACGGTTGAACTAATTCTTTCATTAGGAATAATTTAGAGAACTGTCTCAAATGAACTATCAATCTATCTCTAAATATTAAGCTTGGTAGAATAATTTTATATTCATTAGATGATACAAATGAAGGCATGATTTTCCTGAAATATGAAAAAACATTTCTTACAGTGTGGAAGATAGGTATAATAGGATTTGTTATTGTTGATATATCGTAATTATTATTTTTTTTTACTGATGTAAATTTAGCTAAGAATTTTTTATGATATTCAGCATCGTCAATATATCCAGTTACAACAAATAATATATTTATCAACTGTAAAATATACCCTGTTACTTTCTTAGTATGAGAACTTGAAATTAATACTGGTGAAAATAGTAATTGAGATGGAGATAATACATATGAATTTTTTATAGTCGGCTCTGATTTTGTTGATATTAATACTTTAACGAAATTTTGTTGATGATCATCCAACCAATAGATAGCTTCATTATTAACTACTGAATCTGGTTTTTTATTATTGAAATATTTCTCGACAAATGAATAATCACTAACTCTAGGAAGATCATCTAAATTTTTAGTCCATTTTGGGAGATTGAAAGGCTGCATTGGTGTAGTCATTAATGTTCCATAAAATGATTGCTTTTTATCATCAATGACTAATCCCCTCAATTTACCGAAACTATCTAAAACTTGATGAGTTGCTATACCTCCATCAACAAACATATAGATATTATATAATGCGTAAGAATTAACAGTTGATGTTATCATTTTTGAATCATTGTTATAGTTCCAACACATAGTTTGGAATACGTTACTATATAAATTAAATAGTTTAGATACAATAGTTTTTGATGTGTACTCCATGATTGAATAATTTGGGTCTTTAGGATGAGTGCTTCCTATTAATTCACATTGAGGGAAAATATTTGTATTATCTGAAGGATGTTGATAAATCAATACAACAGATTTAGTGGGATTATAATACTTAGCACTAAAATATTTACATCTTGGCTGGATAAATGATAATTTTTCTTCCTCTCCTGTAAATATATAAATATTGAAATTAAATAATTCTTCAAATACTCGGAAGAACATTCCGGGATCTAAAAATATATATGGATTTCTTAATTTGTTAATTCTTTCTTCATTATCTATATCCCACATTTCTTGAGCCATACAATTTGGATCTATATTTAAATTACTTCTATATCTTTGAACATAATCTTCTCGATCCTTATCATTTGTTAAATTTATATAATCTTCATTCTGACTAGCGTACAAAATACAATGCAAAAAACTGCTAGGACTTTTAACCATTCCTACTCTGAACACTTGATTTTTATTTTCTGTTATCAAATCTTGCAGTAGATTTGGTAATGTTCCATATCTAAAAAATCCCATCACTTTATTGACACGTATCGTATACTTACTAACTATTTTATCCTCGTTAATATCCTCTAATGATTTATTTTCTAAATATAATTTTGTATACCAACTATTTGGATCTTTTGATGGATCTTTATTAGTACAACATGGAACGTAAGGATACTTATCTTTATTTTTAAGTTTGGTATTTTCTATAATTGTTACATAAGGATTATCATTTGAAGGACAAACAAATAGATACTTATTTTGAGGAGGTTTTAGGTATTCCAATACATTCCTTTTTTGTACTTTTTCCCAATAATACCGTTCCTCCTCTGATATGATAGTAGGTTGATTTTTTGATTGGCAAAGAGTCGCATAATTACTAACTATAACATCAGGTGCTTGTATTTTCAATTGTTGAATTTTGGATTTCCCATCTATAATACCACTGCCTATAGAGCTTTGTCTATTTGCTATATTACTCATAGCAACTGATCCAATCATTCTCTCATATTCATCTTCAATTGTTTTATAATTTGATGCATAATAGAATAACAATTTACCCATTAATCGCATGAATAATTCCAATGTATCAGAATCTCTTGCATACGATACATTAAATGTTAGAATAGGCGTTTTTTCAGGTAAAACAATAGGTTTAGATGAGCCGTACACTTCAAACTGTTCATTCTTAGATGAATAATTCATACTTATAGATGTAATAATTGATGATTTAACAATCGTTTCCTTTGTAGAATATTCAACATTACGATCTGAAGGCTTCAATTGGATTGTGAATCTCTTCTTTTTTCCAATACTGCTAGATGATTCATCTATAATTAAATAATTATTCAGTAATTCATCATTCATAACCATATCACTAAATGAATATTCATTAATACTAACACCATAAACACTGAAATCAGCACTCAATTGTTTTTTCTTAGTACTAATTATACTCAAGCCCGGAAAAACATCATATATCCTATCTAATATAGTTTTTTGGGATAACCCTCGCTCAACTGGGACATTAATTACTAATTTTTTAGTAGATAAATTTAATACCAATAATACGAATGAACTCTCTTTAATCGTCATAACTCCATCTTTCTCTACCCATAATGCCATGTACCAATAATTCTCTATAGGCTCTTCAGGATATAAATCCCATGCTTGTTTTGGAGTATCCCGCAGAACTTTAACTATAATACTTTCATCTCTTGCGAGCATATCTGAAGACATAGGATTATAAGGATCGTATGTACTCAATACCCAAGGTATCATTGGAGTAACTTGAATGGAATGAAAGCTAGTTAGAGGATCTTCATCCAATTCAATAGTATATTCATATCTCTCTTTAGTAACTGCATATGGACTGAAAGGATAGCTTTGTAATGACTCATCAATAAATTCTTGAATATCAATAATCTGATCGGTCAATGCATATTCTTTCTCCCTTTTGAGTAGTATACTTCTTCTCCAAATTTTATACAGCTCTCCTAAATCTTTTATCGATGATAATTCCTTTCCATTTTGAGAAGTAATGAATCCATTGATTATATTTAATAAATCTTCAATGAGCACTATATTCTGCAGAATATGTACAAAGAGATTAATCCAATTCATAACATTTATATTATAGAAATAATCTATGTAATGCTCATAAAAATCTTGTAATGTATCGCTTGACGGATCCGTTATCAATAATGGAGAAGAAAGTGCTTCCTTCCATAATGAAATTTCTGTTTTTGTTTCATCATCATAATATATATAATCACTAGATACCTCATATTTCACTGCTAGTTTCAATACTTTAGTATAATCATTATCATACTCGTTAAAATCTGTATTAATATGTGGGAATATTTTTTTTTCTAATAGATCCTCTTCAACGAGCATTTCTGGATCGTTATCCTCAAAATTCTCAATTACTTCAATAATATTATTTTTTAGACGATCTTTTTTTATCTCTTTCGGCATTCTATTATTTTTAATAATATTAAAAATAATTCCTTTGTTGTTTGTAATATGATTTATAATCCGATTCTAAACAACGGGGATATTCAAGCCTGTACTATTTACAAAAATAATCCTAGCTCTATTGTACATTTGAGCTTGGCACATGAATAACACAGTACTGAAAATACTTATGCCTATATATTCATCACTATCTGTACCGAATATTAAAAAATATACCTTATCAAATATATAAATTATAGCTGCATTTATTACTACTTGGAATAACAATAACCCAAATGTAACCATTATATGTTCATCTGCAGAATTAACTGGAAACAACCCAGCTAATGCGATCCCCATTAATAGCGCAATTATTGAAAATATAATCACTTCAAAAAATAAACGATAGAAAGGAGCTGAAAGTTCTTTACGATGGGGAGTATCTAATATCATCTTTTTGAAAATTGAAATAATAAAAAAAAGTTATTTTAATAATAACAACAACTACCATGACTGTCGTGCGAATTTCATTGATGTATATAGACTGCAAAATATGCTCATTCTTATTGAGTACAGAAAATACTGATCTATTGAAAGTTGTCGAGACTATATCTCAGTTATCATCGAACAATCATGATTATATATGTGACTCGTTTCTGATAGCATCTCTTATCAGTCCAAATATTTTTACTAAGGCCGATCGCAGTATCGAGTTATATATTCAGTACATGAAATCGATCATACATTTCAAGTATTCAAACAATAAATGCATTATAAATTGGGATAATGTCGCTAAAGTATTCTATGATACTCCTAAGAGTTCCATTATAGCTAATAGCGAGTATATCTTATATTTACACCATTCAGTGCCATATGTATATTAATAATATAATATTAATACATTTTAATTAACTACTTTTTGACCATCCGGAATCATCGGGATCTTTCGATTTATAATAGACCATAGTACGTTCAAATTTATTAGTTGAATACATATCATCAAGTTCTTTAATTACCGATTTATTAACACTTTCCTCTCTTCTTATATATTTTTTATTAAATAATTCAACATCTTCATCATTCTTAATTTTTTTATAACTTTCAACAAAATCTTCATTACCGCAAACAACCCATTTCTGTTTATTTTTATTATATCCCATGAATGTATATCCACAATTTACATCACTATCAATAATATGATATATATTAATATGTTTATCAGCAATAGCTTGTTGTTCTTTTTCCCATTCAATTACTACTTCATCGAATTTATCTTTAATAAATGCATGAGTTGGATATAAATTATATAATTCCTGTAATTTCCTCAATTTCTCTGGCGTTGGATACCTTATCCATTCCATTTCTAATTGAACAGCTTCCGGAGATAGCTCCTTCAATTGTTTAAAAAATAATTCCATTTTAATAATACAACCCACAAATCTTAAAAAGAAATGAACATACCCCAATCCATCCTTTGGTCCGATAATCTTAGTCGATGTTTAGTGGATCTAAAATTTGTAGAAAAGATAAATCAAGGAGAGAAACCCTGCTTTGTAAAACGAATTTATATCCCGTCCGATTCATGGTTTGGTTCTGTATACAGATTTGTTTATAACGAATCAGGACGAGATGCACATCAACGAATTAGATCTATTTTCCACGATGCAATGGAGTATTTCAACAATATTAAATTAGATGAACAAAAAGTAGTTATAGTACAACAAATAAGGGAATCAGTGAAAGGTGTTCAAAATCTATTAATAACATATGAACGTTGTCCGGATGTTTATACAAATTTAGAAGTATTACTTACAGAAATTACAACTTGGATAAAACGATATGATATTTATACACCTGTTCCGATACCACAACCAATAACTAATACAGATATTCTGAATTGAATATTATTATATTTATTAATAAATAAATATAATAATATATAATGAATACAGATTGGTTAGAGCAATTAAAACAAAATCCTCCCAATGATTGGGGTGAGTTCTTTGAATCTCTTGATGAAGATTTAGAAGAGATAAAAACAGCATTATCGAAAGAAATAGTAAAATATAAATGTCCAAATGAACCAGATAATAATACATATTTTGCTCCATTCTATTTAACTCCTCTCTCTTCTATAAAATTAGTATTTGTAACTAATGAACCATTATTGGGAACTATATATGGGACATGTGATACTAAATCGCAAGGATTAGGATTTAGTCTTAGAAAGGACGATCTTATCACTCCAGCTATTACTAATATTTATTCCGAAATATGCAGAACTATCCCAGAATTTACTGATTTTCCTACACATGGGGATATATCTCAATGGGCTAAAAGAGGTATATTCTTTTTAACATTATCATTATCTATTAATCCTATGAGATATAAGAAAGAGAAAGTACAACGATCCCATTCTAAAGTATGGGCTGTTGTTATTAGAAAATTTTGTGAATTAGTTATGAGTAAAAATAAAGAATGTGTATGGATAACATTTGGAAGAGATGCTGCATCTATTAGAAACTATCTAACTAGTAGATCATTAATTATTGAAGCACCTCATCCATCATCACCAACTTTTGTAGGCTCTGATTGTTTCAAAAAAATACCATTTACTATTGATTGGTCATTATGATGATGTGCATGAAAAGGAAGTACCTCTATTTTTTCCAATAGGCGGTTTATATTTAGTAGATAGTCTCTCTTTACTTGTGTTCATTTTATGATCGTACTCATTTGAAGTCATATTGAATGTTCCGTAACTTTTTTTTGGATTTAGTTTATATGTTGATACAATTCGTTTAATTAATAGTCCAATTAGTAAAATAAATGATAAAAATCCGAATGCTCCAGAAATAACAACTGTTCCGTATAATACTCCTGCAGATGTATTAACATCGATAAATGGTATACATGCTACAGCTAATGAAGATCCAACCAATAATAGAATCATTGTTAAAACAACATAAAATCGTTCAGCAGTTAAGCTTGCTGTTTGAACTATCATTACTACTAATAAAATTACCAACCATGCCAATAATAAAAATACTACTGATGATATCAATAATTTTTTAATCTTAGGATCGAGAGTTGTATTTTCTTTATTTACAATATAAACGGAAGCGAAACTATCAATAGTCGCCAAAGTTATAAATACAAATGAAGATGTTAATAATACACTCGAAAGAACAGACACGTCCATTTTTTAATAAATAACTATTAAAAAATTTATAAAAACATAATAAAATATGAAAAGGAATTCAGATAAAACTACCACATATTCATTTAATCAAAAATTAACAGATTTTTTACAGAGTAGAGTGGCTTATATTATTGCTCTTATTGTATTTTGTACAGTTCCTTCAATTATATCAGGGTTACAAATAACATATTCTCATATTAATAGTATGTTATATAAATATTCAATGCTAGTTATAATATTTTCATCATTTTTTTTAGTTATACTTGGATTATTACCATCATTAGCTAAATATATGAATGTAGATTTTAGCGTATTTTCAGAATATTTTGTAATGCTTATTCTATTATACTTATTATGGAGCTTTCTGTATTTCTCATTAGGTGAAATTCTATGGGCATATGTAGTCGTTGTATTCATTATTATATTATCAATATTACCAATTAGAACTATATTTATCCAAACAAATCCTATAATTAGTATTCTATATCTCTACTGCTTTTTATGGTTAATTTATTTATTTATCATCCAAACTATTTATCTTTTCCAAGGACAATTTTAAAAAATTGAATTATTAATATGTAATTATACAATTAATAACATCATTCATAACCATGTCTAAACAATATATTACAATTCTTACTAAAGATTTGAAGTACAAAGAGTATCAATGGAAATATGGATTGAATGAAATCGAACATTTCAATATTGAAAAGGAATACACAGCAAGCCCAGAGGGAAATGAAAAAGAACTTTTCAACACTGAGAGTGATGAATCCAAAGCAAATACCAAGGTTGATGTAACAGATGCATTATATGTATGTGAAATTAAAGATTTCTTCAAAATGATGCCATTGCATCCTAATATAGCATATGTTGGGTATGTAACAATTCCTGAAGATGCTCAAATAATTAGAATGGAATATAAAATAAAAACCAATAAAGTTATATTGAATAAACAATTGAATAATTTAATTGATTTTATCTATATAGCTATAAAAAGCGGTGCAGATATTAATACTAACATTAATGATTTTTTTAACTGGGCATCTGAATATGGTTATTTAGATATCGTTGAATATCTAATTAATCATGGCGCGGATATTCATACATGGAATGATTTTGCAGTTCGTTATGCATCTTTAAATGGTCATTTAGAAGTTGTCAAATGCCTTGTATCCCGTGGAGCCAATATTCACACTTTTAATGATGAAGCATTCTGCCGAGCAGCTCGTAATGGTCATTTACCTATTGTGGAATATCTTATAGCTCATGGAGCCGATATTCATGCTGATAATGATAAAGCACTTCGTTATGCATCTTTAAATGGTCATAAGGAGGTCGTTGAGTGGCTCATCAAGAATGGATCAGATAGTGCTACGCCCAATCTGCCATCGCGTAACGCGCTTAGCGTTGCAGCCAATCAGATTTCACTCACAAATTAAAAAATTGAATTTAATATTATAATTAATAATAACTTCTTGGAGATTCGTTTCTTTAATAAAAAATCAATTGTTTTGACTTTGTGTGTAAATTTATAAACAAATTAAAACAATTGAATTTTGATATGTGTAAACACTTTTTTTTATATTTTTAACTTTGTAAAATGTGAGCGCTATCCTATTACTGAATGGATAGATACTTTCTCTAAATATACTATTGCTTACATGTCCAATACCCATGTTCGAAACGGTATTATATATGTTGATATATCTAACGGATAAATATAAATGGTCATACCAACATTATCTAACTAATATTTATTAATTTTTATTAATTAATAAATAAATTTATTGTTCATAGGCAGGCGGAAGGGTATCTCTAATAATAAGCTCCTTTCGTGGTCTCCCTCTACGTTTTTTAGCTGGCTGTGTATCGACTATTGGTAACGGATTATTGATTGGTATATTAACTATATTATTATTAATTATAGTATTATTTTGATATGCTATTAAATCGGTTGTGAATGCTTTACTTAATTGGACTTCTGGATCCTTGCTATGATATACGTTGGTATGAGTAACCCCGTACAAATAGTCACACGCTCTGTTAAATATTTCCTGTTTGCTAGGGGTTATATTTTCATATACAGGTAATTTATATAAACTTTGAGTTCTATTAATAACTGCATTTGAACAGAGGGCTGTAAAAATAACTATATATGGTAATTCTTTGAATGTAGTATATTCGTCTTCTTCTAACGATGTATCTAAATAAAGATTAGAATATACATGCTCTTTGAAATTACTATTATTTTCTACAAAAGATTGGTTGCTATTATGAATACTTCCACATTTTAATACTTTACTTTCATACAATTCTAAACATTGTTCAAGGAGTTTAATATTACTCTTTTGAAATACAACAGGTGAAGGGACTGATTGTAGTTTTTTAGCTTCAGCTTGATTAATTGTAGTCTTAACTTTATTATTTATATCTGTAGGGAATAATTTGAGAAATGGATTTAACAGGAATATTAACTGATCATAATTATTACCTATATGAATTAAAATATTTCTATTCGATATAGTAACTTGTAATTGGTTATAAAGATTATATAAATATTCAATATACCATAATCCAGATCTTAAACAAACTTTATACCACTGTGATATACCGATAAAATTAGATTCGATTTCTTCATAAATTGAAGAAAGTTTAACATCATTATAACAAATATAACACGGAATTTCATTTTGCTCTTTGTATATACACTTATTGACTAGATCTAAAAATCCGTCATTAAATTCAATCATCCTATAGCTCTGTTTAATTCTTGGAATGGCAGAATACAGAATATTATCTGAACCGCTGTCTTCGAGTGCAGATATAATATATTGTTTTTGTGTGTCAACTAATGCTTTATCTTTTGCGGACAGTCTCAGCGCAACTCTGTTAAAAAATTTATCAATAGAGCATGTTTTCTCAAATGTCATCTTTGTAGATTTATTATGAACCCAAACAGTATTATCTTCATTAACTCTATATCCATTATCACACATGAATTTAGCAAACACTTCGATGGCTTGTAAACTTTCATTTTCTTCTATAGGTGTTGGAATGGTGTTTACTTTCGACTTATAATCATTTGTTGCATCTGAATTATTTGTTTTTGTCCAATCTATAGTACTATCATTATTGGATTTATCCACATTACTATCAACTTCAAGTACCATGTAAGGATTATATTTTTGAGATGGATGTTTTTCAAATTCTTCTAATATAATTTTTAATTTATCAAATAATGGAAATCCCATTTTAGTTACAAATGTTTTACATGCAGGTACCCACTCATTATTATTTTTATTAATTAATTTTATTGTGTAATTATAATCTATATTTTTCCAAGCGTACATAAGAGCATTTATTGAAGGACATGACGCTCTAGAAAACGATGTATGTAAATGGATTATATAATCATTACCTAATAAATTTTGTATGAATTTTAATATATCTTTCGTTTTATCAACACTTTGTTGGGTTTTCAATATAGTAAATTGGATGCATGGACGACCTGTTAATGTATACAGATTATTATTTTGAGAGATCCATGTTTCAAATTTGTTATTGTTTAATTTCTTATAATTAGTTAATTTTTTATTCCATATCTTTTTTTCTTTTTCCAATTCGACATCAATATAACAATTATAACATAGTTCCTCATATTCTGCTTTATAATTATTGCCACAGTTTTTACATTCTTTCAATTCTTTTTCTTTTTTACATTGATCGCATGGCTCTTTTTTATTATACATAGCGGTACATTTCCCTCTACATTTGGTATTATCATATATGTCTGGAATATCATACATTTCTTTAACTTTATTTGTAACAACTTCAATATAACCTAGAGGGCTAATAGTATTATCTTCTTCTGCAGATGGATTAAAATAATTATCACCTAATAATTCCTTACTTGTATAATAATTATTAAGTACACCAGAAATATAATTAAACAAATCTTTATTATCTTTAGATATGAATAATAAATTCTCCCAATAATTAATAATTATATCAAGTTTATCATTTGGCATTCTAAATTTTTCATAAGTCATATCTGAAGTTATTTTTTTGATATGTATATTTAGATCAGAGAATGACTTAATTTCTTTTTTCTCGGAAGAGTTATTTGGCTCATTATGAATATCTATACATGTTGTAATAATATGAGTATTACACGGAAATTCATTCACAGATCTTATTAATTTATTCTGAGTATTAATTGCTAATAGCCACGAATCATCACATGTAATTGGAAGTTGAATGTGTCCGGAATAATAAGTTAAAATATTAGTTTTTATATACTCTTCAAAATTATCATTAATTTTATTAAATAACGAATTAGAACTTCTGCATCTATTAAAAAATGTTTCATTTAAACATTCTTTATTTAAAAATTTTACTGTTGACATGATTCTTTTAATAAATAAAAAATAATTATTAAACCCTTTTGATGCAGGACGATTTATTTTGGGATTTGTTATAAAACTGCTAACAAACCCCAAAATAAATACATTTACGAAGGAGGTAAAAAATAGTGCGAAGGAGGCAAAAAATGGTCTGAAGGAGGCAAATTTTTTGTATTTATTTTTGGGTTTGTTATCAGTTTTATAACAAATCCCAAAATAAATACCATTTTTTTTCGAAATTTTTTATTTTTCCCAAAAAACGATTTTGATGCAGGGTGATTTTTTTTTAATTTTATAATTTATAAAGTTTATATAATTTTTAATAATTTATAAATACTTCTAAATTCAATCTATTTGTTAATTTATTTGAAATTAATAAATCTGTTAATATCTATATTTGGTATGATGCATGTTGCGATGAGTAAGTATAACAAGGGAAATAGGTAATTGATTTCATTATTTTATTTTGAGTATTCATAGCATGTAATTTGAATGTGTCCGGAATAATAATGTAAAATATTTTTTATTTATTAAAAAATAATTATTAAACACTTTTGATGCAGGACGATTTATTTTGGGATTTGTTATAAAACTGCTAACAAACCCCAAAATAAATACATTTACGAATGAGGTAAAAAATAGCGCTAAGGAGGCAAAAAATGGTTTGAAGGAGGCAAAAAATGGTCTGAAGGAGGCAATTTTTTTGTATTTATTTTTGGAATTTGTTATAAAACTGCTAACAAACCCCAAAATAAATACCATTTTTTTTTCGAAATTTTTATTTTCCCCAAAAAAACGAGTTTGATGCAGGGACGATTTTTTTTTAATTTTATAAGTTTATATAATTTTTAATAATTTATAAATTACTTCTAAATTCAATATAATTAATAAATAAATTATTTATTAATAATCACAATATTATATAACTATCATTCCAATAATTATTTATTAATTACGTTGGTATATACACCGATATGCACCTACGTTGTGGAATATCTAACTAATATGAAATAATAATATATTTTACTATATTATTTTAAGGGTATTTAATATTTTATCTTTGTATATAAAATTCATAAAGGATTTTACGATAAAACTAACCTAAAAGATACTCATTTGCTTAATAAAAATATAATGGCTCCAAAGAAAACTCCCGTCGCCCCTGTTGCAGTAGCAGCATCAGCTAGTACAAAATCATCTACACGTTCTCCATCACGTCAAGCAGCGCCTGTGACAGCTCCTGTTCCTGTAGCAGCTGCTGCAGCTCCAGCTGCATCCAATCGTCGTGCTAAACCCAAGGCTGCAGAAGTACCTGCTACTACTGCTCCAGTTGCTGCTCCCAAAAAGCGAGCATCAAAGGCATCTGCATCATCTTCAGAAAATGTGTCGCCTGCTCAAATTATTGTTAATTCCAAGCCTGCTACTCATCACGTTTCAGGCGAAACAGTTACTCTAACAAAAACTAAACGCACGATGAAGCCCCGTGATCCCAATGCGCCTCCGCGTCAATCGGCATACAATCAATATATGAAAGTCAATCTAGCAGTTGCTAAAGAAAAGGCCCTCGCAAATCTCCCAGAGGGAGTTAAACCAGATCATAAGCTTCTATTCAAGCAAGTTGCATCCGCATGGAAAAACTCAGCTGAAAAGAAATCTAATGATGCTGCTAAATCTAAGAAAGTTGCTGCATAAAATATTAATATTCAATAATATTCAACAATATAATAAATATAATTAATTAATTATATTTATATATCTAGATAGTTTCCAACCATTCAATAAATTCATGTTCATCTTTTGTTTTAATTATACTCATTTGTGTAATATAAAAATCTTGTGGATACATTACTGTTTTAATTGCAAATTTATCATATAAATTTAATAGATATAATGAAATATCGGGTTGATTCAATTTTTTTATACATTTAGTTATTGTAGTTAATATATATCTCAAAAATTCACTTCTAATCTGAAATATATCCATCCTATATAAATAA